ACAATTTTTAGAAGAAGATTAAATTTAATAAGAGATGTTAATAGAGTTTATTATTTATTTATGTCTCCTATAGCAACATCAGGATCACAAGCTCAATTAGATAATAGAGCAATATCAGTTGGAAAATATTTTATAGATAACGTAATTAATGGCTAATACAGGATTTAAAATATCACAACATGTAGCCCAGTATTATACTACTGGACCAGGCTCAGGTAGTAAAGTAACTAGTAGTTTTGATGTGAACTTAGGTGTTACTCCTTTTAGTGCTTCATTAAATGGAGAAGAATTTTTTAATAGGGCATATGATCCTATAACTTGTGAACCTGGATTTGAAGATTGTTTAGTACCTTTACTAACTAGTGTAAGAACAGGATCTAGAAGAGGGAGATTTGATATAAGCTATGTTACCCAATCTACAACAAACACACCTACCAGAATAACTGCTTCAATTAGTGATGATATAAATTTTGCATCAGGAAGAACAGAAATAATTTCACAGTCAATAGGTACATCATTTTCAGTTACATCTTCATTTATAACTGGAACTGTATTTTTTAGAGCATTTACATCTTGTAGTGGACCAACTCCATCACCTAATTCTGATTTATTATCATTTACTTATGATTTAATTGCACCATTAAGTAAAAGTACAGTAGAAATAGTATTTACTAATACTTTATCTTCCCCAATGGAAGTAGAAATTAGAAGTGAAAGAGGTAATCAAAATTATGTCATAGCAGGTAAAACATCATTTACATATGACTATACAAATAATTCTTTTGATCCTGGAGCTTGGGTATCAACTAATAAATCCGCTCCTTTAGATGTAACCATTAAAGGGGGTTCTAAAAGTACATTTAATAATCCTAATAATAGAAAAGACACTAGCACTGATTATAACCCAGATACTGGTACTTCATTTAAAATTGAACAATTATCATTACCTGAGGGGGATACTACAACAACAACATTTTCATTAATACAAAATACACCACCACCACCAGCACCAGCAGAACCTACTGCTGTATATACACCTTTTGCAAGAATGGTTGTAGGATCTGTTCCATATGAAACAGAAGAAAAAGTATGTGCTGATACAGGAGTTGATTTTAGAGAAAAAACTTATTTTAAATTTAAAGGATATTTATATGATAGTGAAGAAGATGCTTTAATTGATAATAAGGCAAGTTATTCTTTTACTAAAAATTTTATTCTTACTACTTTAACTACTTATTTAATAGTTAATAAAGAAGGTAAAATAGAAAGTGAAGGAAATGCATGTGTTTTACCTACACTTAAAATTGAAACATCCAAAGGAGCTTATACAGACCAAGAATCGGCTTGTAGAAGAGATAAATCATCAGGAGTTACTTTTAGTTTTAAAGATAATACCTTACTCGGAAGTGGAAGAGGATTATCGGGTAGATATCCATTATTTGAAGGAGAAGGAGGAAGAGGAGGTCGTAATGTTATTTTAGAAAATGGTAAAATATTATCATTTGAAACTTGTGGATCTGAACTAACAGATATACAATATTCTGAAATAGGGTTTAATAATGAAACTTATCCTTTAGAAACACCCGAATTAATTAACCCAAGTACTTTAAGATTTGTTTGTAATTATTCACAAAGGTTTATAAATTATTCCTTAGGCCCATCAGGAGTTGTATATTATGGGTTTAATTATAAAGAAGGTAAGTATAAGTATGTTCCACTAGGATTAGGTCTCAGATGGTATAGAACAACAGATGGCAAATTTGTTATATTTAATAAGGGACTTGTAACACAAATAATAGATGAAATAACATTTTGTTAAAAATAAAATATGGCAATAACAGTAGGACCAAATACTTTAAAATTTAAAAATAGACATACTATATATGAAAATGAAATAGTATGTAGGGTAAGTGCTACTGAACTTAACATGTCCCAAAACCCTACCATCACAACAGACACCTCAGGTTCATTAAGAGATTTTGCGACTGGTTCTATTTTTCAACCTTATGCTACTACTATAGGAGTATATAATGAGGCAAATGAGTTATTATTAGTAGGTAAACTTGGTCAACCTATTCAAATGACTAATGAAACAGATATTACATTCGTAATTAGATACGATCAATAAATGTGGTTATACAATAATGAAGTTATAAAAGGTATTGAACAAATACCTCAAAATACATTTGGTTTTATATACCAATCTATTTACATTCCAACTAACGAAAAATATTTAGGTAAAAAAGTATTATATTTTAATAAAACTTTACCTCCATTAAAAGGATTTAAACGTAAAAGAAAAGTAGTAAAAGAAAGTGATTGGCTAACATATTATGGCAGTCATGAAAAAATAAAAACTCTTTTAAAAGAAAATAAACATAATAATTTTAAAAGAGAAATTTTAGAATTCGCATTTAATAAGAAACACCTTACATATTTAGAAACAAAATATCTATTTTGTAATAATGTTTTAGAAAATGAAGAATATATAAACGATAATATATTAGGTAAATTTTTTAGAAAAGATTTGGTTAATCCAAATATCTAATGTACCTTATCCAAAACTGAGTTTTTTTAAATGATAAACCAAATATTACTTGGGTTAGTGGAATCCGTTCTAGGTAAGAGTAACCCAACGGCAAGGGGCAATCATGCCTTTCATTGTGGTTTTTGCCACCATAAAAATCCTAAACTAGAAGTAAATTTAATCCCAAATAAAAAAAAGGAAAATTTATGGCATTGTTGGGTGTGTGATAAAAAAGGTAAAACCTTATTTGGTCTATTTAAAGCATTAAAAGTATCTGGTAATAAAATTACCCAATTAAAAGATATATTAGGAACTACGGAAAAATATGATGTAATAGTTCCAAATACAAAAGTTGAACTACCCCCAGAATATAAATCATTATATAATCTTACTAAATCTGATATACATGCTAGACATGCTTTAGCTTATTTAAAAAATAGAGGTATTACTACTATGGATATTTTAAAATATCAAATAGGATATTGTGAAAATGGTAGATATGCTAATAAAATTATTATACCTACTTATAATTCAGAGGGTCAACTTGATTATTTTGTAGCTCGTTCATTTGAAAAAGAACCCTCACGAAAATATGATGCACCCTCCTCTGATAAAAATATTATAGGATTTGAAAATATGATAAATTGGGATATTCCCATTGTATTATGTGAAGGTGCTTTTGATGCTATTGCTATAAAAAGAAATGCTATACCACTATTTGGCAAAAATATATCTAAGAAATTAATGCAAAAATTAGTCACATCTGATGTTAAAAAAGTTTATTTAGCTTTAGATAAAGATGCTATTAAATCAACTTATAAAATAGCTAAACAATTATTAGAAGCGGGAAAAAAACTATTTGTAGTAGATTTAGATGATAAAGATCCAGCTGATATGGGGTTTTCTTTATTTACTAATAAAATCCAAAAATCACAGGAATTTACATTTTCTTCTCTATTTAACTTAAAATTAAACATATGAAATTAAGGAAAGCCAACTTTCCTAAGCAGGAATTAAACCGCGAATTTACTCAAATTACTACTAACGACTCTAGATTCTATGAAGATGGGGAAAAAACATACCCATCAGTTACATATGTTTTATCTTACTTCCCTAAAGGAAAACATTTTGAAGAATGGTTAAAAAGAGTAGGATATAATGCCGATTACATTGCTAAAAAGGCTGCTGATGAAGGAACATTGGCTCATAATCTATGTGAGCGTTATTTATTAGGTGAAGAAATTAGTTTAATGAAAGATGGCTCTCCCCAATATGATTTACATGTTTGGAAAATGTTCTTACGTTTTGTTGATTTTTGGGAAACTAGTGGTGCAGAATTAGTAGAAACAGAAGTATTTTTATATTCTGATACTTTACATATAGCAGGGACTTGTGATTTAGTTTGTAAAATAAATGATGAATTATGGGTAATTGATATTAAAACATCAAATAACTTACAAACCACTTATGATATACAATCAGCTATATATGCTAGATGTTTTGAGGAATGTTATGATAAAAAAGTTGATAAAGTAGGTATTTTATGGTTAAAATCATCAAAAAGAGGACCAAAAGAAGGTAAACTACAAGGTAAAAAGTGGGAAGTATATGAATCACCTCGTTCTATAGATGAAAATCTAGATATATATAAAAATATTAGGGCTTTATTTGATTTAGAAAATCCAGTTCTTAAACCATTATCCGAAAAATATAGGACTAAAGCAAAAATAAAATGAAATCAATACCTTTAACAATATTAGATAATTTTTTTGATAATCCTGATAGTATAAGGAAATTTTCGGAGGAATTAGAATTTTTTACTCCCGATATTCAATTTTTTCCCGGCAAAAGAACAAATTGTTTGTCTGAAATTCATCCACCTTTTTTTAATTATGTAAATAAAAAAGTATTTAATTTATTTTTTGAAAATGTATTAGATATCCAATATGTATCTAATCTTTACTTTCAAAAAATAGAAAATTATGAAGGTAAAGGATGGATACATCAGGACCCTAATCTTTTTACTTTTATGATATATTTTCATAAACCTAATCCTGAAATAAATTGTGGAACTAGTATATGGAGTTTAAATTCTAATTTAATACATACTATTAATAATAATGAAGAAATATCCGATAGTGATAAAAGAAGGGACCATTATAAAACAGGAAAAGTCCCTAAATTTCACCAAGAAAAACATCATAAAAACTTCACACAAGAAATTTCTATACCTGATAAATATAATAGACTTATAGCTTTTTCTGCAGAACAATTTCATTCTTCCAATAATTTAAATCCATTAAAAAATCCAAGATTATTTTTAATTGGTTTTGTAGAGAGAATAAATAGAGCTCATCTTCCTGTTCTAAGATCAAACCAAACCCTCTTACGAGACGGTTAGGATTCCTTAATATTTTTTCGTATATTTATATGTTGATAATGTAATTCTATGTATAAGCTACGTGATATAATACTTGAACGTTCAGTTAATCCTAAAGCGTTGATTCTCGCTGGTTCTCCAGGGGCTGGTAAATCCTCATTCATAGAAGATATTGATAATGCATTAATATTGAATGTAGATGATTATTATATCCGTAATTTAAAGGATATGGGAGTATCTTTAGATTTAAAAAATGCAGATGCTGAAGCTAGAAGCAAGGCAGCATCAGCTATGGCTTCTGCTAATAAAGAATTTCGTCCTTTTATGAAGGATATTATACTAGGAAAGAAAAATTTTATATTAGATGGTACTGCTGCTAATTCAGGACCAACACTTAGATTAAAAAAAGAATTAGAGGATTTAGGATATGATATAATGATGATTTACGTATTTGCCTCATTAGAAAAAGCATTAGATAGAAATGAAACAAGATTTCAACGTACACAGGGTGAAGATAGAAGCTTACCACCTGCTTTAGTAATGAGAACTTGGAATAATATAACTCAAAATTATGATTTATATAAAAATGAGTTTGGAAATAATTTTATTTCTGTAGTAAATGATAAAGCATTAAAAAAAGGTGCAACACAAAAATCATTAGAAGATTTAGTTAAAACATATGTTGATCCTTACAAACCAACAGATACTAAACCTAAAACGGATAAACAACAACAAAGATCTGATAAACAAAAAGCTGAAACTAATAAACAAATAACAGATTTTATTAATTCAGAAAAAGTGGAAGATATAAAATCAAATTCTATATCTAAGGATGAGGCAAAAAATAAAGTAAAGCAATTTTTCTTATGAATCCCGAAAAAATAGGCAAACAAATAATTAAAAGGATTTTAATGGAAGAAGAAATGACAAAAGTTTCTATCTATCCAGGTGCTTTTAAACCTCCACATAAAGGCCATGTTGAGGCAGTTTTAAGGTCTATGGATGATAAAACAAATAAAGTAATAATATTTTTGTCTACCAAGGAAAGAGAAGATGTAGATGTAGATGAAGCTAAAAAAGTTTGGGACTTATATAAAGCTAACATACCTGAATTAGAAAGAGTAGAAATACAAACCATATCTACCCCAGTAAAGGCAGTTTATGATTATGCAAAAGATAATCCTACACATGATATAAGGGCCGTATTTGGTAAAGGTGAAGAGGAAAGATTTAAATCATTATTAGATAAAGAAAAATACCCCCATGTTGAGGTATTTGATGCTGGTGTTGTAGGTGATTTTTCCGCTACTAATTTAAGGAGGGCTATTAGAGATAATGATTTAGAAACTATTAAAGATTATATTCCATATCAAGTTAATGTAGATGATTTTTTAAATATATTTAATTTAGAAGAAGGTTTATACCCTAGATATGATTATAGAAAAGTTAAACAAGTAAGATATAAAGCATCTGATGTACACACTAATGATCCTGATAAATTAGAGGAAGCGGATCCTAAAAAAGGTACAGGTAAAAAACCTAAAGGTAGTGGTAGAAGATTATATACAGATGAAGATCCTACTGATACAGTAAAAGTAAAATTTAGTACTAGACAAGATATAGTAGATACTTTAAATAAAACTTCATTTAAAAATAAATCTCATGCTAGACAATCTCAGGTAATAAATTTAATACATCAAAGAGTAAGGGCAGCTTTAAGTAGAACTAAAGATCCACTAAAAAAAGCAAGATTAAAATCTGCCTTTGAATATATTAAGAAACGTAAAGAGGCGTCTAAAAAGAAAACACAAAGATTAAAAAAACAAAAAACTAATGAAGTTATAATTGATGGTATTTTAAAAGAAAAATTATGTAAAAGAGGTTATAATTATATTGCCTCAAGAAAAAGAAAAGGAGAAAAACATAATCCATTTTTAACCGCTAGAGCAGTTAAAGTTTGTAAAGGACAAATGAGTGGTACAGATGGTAAGCAAAAAAAAGATTTTAGACCTAAAAAGGGTAAAAAAAGATCTGCTCAAGGTGCAAAACCTGATATAGTTAAGGAAATAGGAGTAAAATTATCTAACTATGATGGTCAGGTACTTCCAGGTGATGTATTAAGGGCACCTAAGGGTTTTCCATTAGGAGGGAAAAAATTAGAAAAATCTTTACAATTAAAAGTATTAAAAAATAGTAGGGAGGGAGTAAATAGATATAAATTATCTTTAGAAGATCCTAAAACAGGTAAAAAATATACTGTTCGCAATTTTCAAATGGATGGAGAATATAAGGGAGAAAAATTACCTAAATGGGGTATGGTAAGAAGATCAAAAGAAAATATTAAGGAAATAGGAGATTCAACTGCAACACCATATCCTTATAAAAAAGTTTTTTCTAGTAGATTTGAAACTACATATGATTTTACAACTGATAAAGATACAGAATATAGATTAATTATAGATACTAAAGTGGCAAACTTACCTGAGATAGTTCTTACTGTTTATAAGGAAGCAGAGGATGAAGAGGGAGTAAAAGCTGGTGGTTTTACTTCAAAAGCTGTAACTAATAAAGGGGAATTATTTAGAGTTATGTCTACTACTTTTGATATTATTGATGAATGGTTAAATGAAAATCCAGATATTACTAGATTTACATATGATCCTATTTCTAAAGTCAACTTACCTCCTGATGAAGAAAGTAAAAGAGGAAAACTATACCAAAAATATATAAAACAAAGATTTCCTAATTCTAAAATAATAAAAGATGTAGGTGGAGGTGTAGTCGTTAATTTAAAAGAGGGAGATACTTATGAAAAAATGGCTGCTAAAGGAAAAAAAGCAGGAAATTTAAAACAAGGTACTGTTAGAAAAAGATTAGGTATTCCTAAAGATAAAAAAGTCCCTTTATCTTTAATAAACAAAGAATTATCTCGTTTAAAAAAGATGGATAAAGATCCTGATAAAAAGGGAGCACAATTAGGTGATAAAAACCAAAAATATTATAAAGCATTACAATTAGCTAAGACATTGAAAACAACTACTAACCAAAATGAAGATAAATATCTACAAGAAGCTAGATATAAAAAATTCTTAAATGAAGCCTATGATGATTCTAAAGCTAGAATTATAGATAGATTTATGGATTATGCTACAGATTATTTATCTATAGATAGACCTAAAATTAAACTTATTAACCAAGATGGTTATACACAACAACATAGAAGCTTTGGAGCATACAGCCCATCAGATAAAAAAGTAATGGTTGTAGTTTATAATCGTAATATGGCAGATATTTTACGTACATTAGCCCATGAATTAGTTCATCATATGCAAAATTTAGATAATAGATTAAACCCTAAATCAGGTGAGGATGGATCCCCAGAAGAAAATGAAGCAAACTCATTAGCGGCTGTAATAATGAGAAAATTTGGAAGAGAAAACCCAGACATTTATGAGTAAATATAGTTTAAGAGAACTAATGTTCGAGGATATAGCTAAGGCATATGATATCTTTGTTGATATGGATGGTGTATTAACCAATTTTGAAGGTAGATTTGAACAATTTGCTGGAGTTACACCTGATGAATATATTTCTCAAAAAACTATTCAAGTTGGGAAAGATAAAGCATATGAACAATTTTGGGACTTAGTAGATGAACAAATAGGAGTTAGATTTTGGGCAGGAATGCCTTGGATGCCTGAAGGTGAAGAATTATACAGTTATTTAAAAAAATATAAACCCACTATTTTAACATCCCCTTCTAGAAATGAATCATCTAAAATAGGAAAAGGTGTATGGGTTAAAAGAAATATGTCTGGTGTACCTTTAAAATTTGGATATCAAGCACAAGGTAAAGCCAAATTTGCAGGTCCTAATAAAATATTAATAGATGATAGATCTGATAATATAGCAGCTTGGAAAGCAGCGGGTGGAATTGGTATATTATTTAAATCAACAGAACAAGTTAAAAACGAGTTATCTAAATTAGGGTTATGAGTAAATCACAATTAAATAAAGAATTCTCTAAACGTGATGTTCAGAGAATGAGAAATATACTTACTGGAAATACCGCAGATAAAACTAGAACACAGGCTGGGTATGAAAAAGAAAAAACAACATACAGTGAAGGTGATATATGGGAGGAAAATGGTAAAAAATGGACTATACGTGATGGTCTTAAACAAACCATCACTAAACATGATAAGTTAAGAGAAATGTTTAAATTTCCATTAAAATGTACTTGTGGTAAACCTATGAGGCCTACTGAATTAAATAAAAAGATGTGGACTATCCATGGTAAATGTTTTAATTGTGTTATTGAACATGAAACACATTTAAGGAAAATAGGAAAATATGAAGAATATGAAAAAAAATTAATGAATGATAATAAAAATACATTTGTTGATGATTATGAACAAGCCGTAGATGCATTTATAAATGACCAAGGAGAATCATTTATGTCCGAAGCTGGCGATATGGAAAATTGGTCAAAAGCTAAAGTAAATCCCGAAATAATTAAATCTTTAAAAGAAAATATAAAACAATTAAGGGAATTAGAGTTATAATGAAAGTTGATATTGAAAATTTTATTGGTGTTTTTGAAAATGCCATAGAAGATAAATGGTGTGACCAAGTTATTAAGTGGTATAATTTTATAGAGGATGAAAATCCTGAACTTATCCTTAATAGACAATCATTTGAGGGTGCTCATCCATTATCAAAAAATAATAATTTTCTTTTTATGGATAAAGATGAAAATCCTAACGTAAAAAAATTATATAATCATTTTATGGATATTTTAAATACTCAACTATTTCCCTTATACAACAAAAAATATCCTATAATAAGTCCTGAAAATATTTTTCCAAAAGAAGTTAAAGTTCAAAAAACTTCGTTTGAGGAAGGTTTTCATGTATGGCATTATGAAAATGCTAATATTGAAACTAGTAAAAGAGTTTTAGTATATATGGTTTATCTAAATGATATAGTAGAAGGTGGAGAAACCGAATTTTTACACCAAAGAAAAAGGATTAAACCTAAAAAAGGAACTGTATTATTATTTCCACCATATTTTACACACACACATAGAGGAAATCCTCCATTAAGTAATGAAAAATATGCAATTACAGGATGGATGTGTTTAAAAACCTAGTATTGACTAGCAATATCCCTATATATTTATTACAGAATAATTCTAGAACTATGAAAAAATCAGAAATTAAAAATATCTTAAAAGAAAATATCGCTGAATGGTTAAAAGAACGTAACCTACCAGAAGCTGATAGTGGAGATATGGCCTATACTAAAATGGCCCCTAAACCAAAAATGGAAGATCAAATTGGTGAAATGTACTATGTTACTAAACCAACTAAAAAATCAACTATGGAAGAATTAGTTGGTAAAGGAGATGTATTTGAATTTTCTACTCTTGGTTTAACTCGTGAACAAGTTCACGGTATCTATAAATCAGAAAATAAAGCTAAATCGGCTGCTAATAAAGTAATTAAGGAAAGAGATCTTAAACTTAAAGAAACTTATAAAAAAGGACAGGCTAAACTTAAAACAATGGAAGCTTCAATTAATGAAATTAAAAAAGAAATTGAAGGTAAAATGTCTGAAGCAACATCTAATCCTGATATGAGAGAATCTTTAACGGCTGAATCAAATAGCTTAATGGAAAAACTTTCTATGTTAGAAGCGCAAGTTGAAAAACTAAGAGAAGTGTTAGAAGCGGAAGGAATGCGTTTTGAAAAAGTTCACGGTAAAAAGAAAAAAAAGACAGAAAAGAAGGACGATAAAGAGGACGAGTAAAAATGGACAAACTCAAGCTCAGATATCTGATTAGAGAAGTTGTTGAAAATGTTGCTAACATTAGTTCCAAATTCTCTATAGGTGATAAAGTAACAACTGTAGATGGAGACACTGCACTTGTTACAATGGCAGAGCATCCTTTTTATACCGTAGAATTAGAAGAAACAGGTACATCTAAATCATTTAATTTTAAAGATTTAGCCCCTTTTCAGGAAAAAATAGTAGCAAAAACATCAGAAGGTATTAAATTGGAAGAAGGAATTAATGCCTCACCTGGTTTACTATTTCACCAAACCCACAATAAACCATTATCAGAATGTATTTTTAGAATTGGTTCTAAATCATATGTAGAGTTCTACTCTGAAGCAAGAGAATTATTTAATGAAGGTGTTCTAAAAATAAATAAATTAGATAAAGATTTAATTCGTAATACTGATATTGGTGATTATGGGTTATTTGAAAATAAAGAAGTTCCTTTAGATATTCCTTTTATTAATGAAGCAGAATTTAGAGGTAAAAACGTTAAATTAAATTCACCTAAAAGAGGTGGTTCTAAAGCATACTATGTGTATGTTAAAAATCCTAAAACAGGTAGAGTTAAAAAAGTTTCATTTGGTTCGGGAGGTTTAAGAGCAAAAATTAATAACCCAAAAGCACGTAAAGCATTTTCTGCACGTCATAATTGTCCCAATAAAAAAGATAGAACAAAAGCGGGATACTGGTCTTGTAATTTACCAAGATATGCTAAGCAGTTAGGTTTAGGTGCTAATAAAAACACTTTCTGGTAAAATGGCAGCTTATACTGATTATGAATATAAAGGTTATCATGTAAGACATTTTTCTCACGATACTGAAAGCGCTGAATTAGTATGGCATCGTGACAGAAAAGATAGATATATTACACCCATTGGTAAAACTGATTGGCAAATTCAATTTGATAATGAGTTACCCAGACCAATAGATGATTGTATTTTTATAAGAGAAGGTGTATGGCATAGAGTAATAAAAGGCAGTGGATGTTTAAAAATATTGATAGATGAAAATTAAAGAAATTAAAAAATTATTTGAAGACGAAAGTTTAAAATACGCTTTAGCTACCAATATAGCTAAATATGGACGTCCCCAATCTAAGAAATCAGATAAAAAAGCTAAACTAACTAAAAGTTTGGAGAAAAAAAGAGAAAAAGCAGTAAAAGATTTAAAAAAATCTATGGATGAGCAAGGTTCACCATTCCCAGGACCAGAGGTAGGTAATAAGGGGTATAAAATGGCTAGAGAAATTATAGCTACGTTAAGAAAAGAAGTATACCCTAAATTTAATGATGATGAATTAGAAGAATTTAGAAATGAAATGAAAGAACACTTAGGTCTTTATTTAAAAGAAGCTAAAGATACAGGAGTTGGATTAGATAGAATTAAATTTTATTTTGATAAATTATATGGTCCTGAGTTAAGGTTTAGGATTAATAGAGATCCAAATAATCCTGAAAGAGATCGTATTGATGTTTTTGGTTCACAACAGGATTTAGCAGATTTTGGAAGAGCATTACAAGGCCAAGACATGGAAGGTTATGAAATATTCTATACAGATGATGATGATAGAGGAAATATAGTTCGTATCGTAAAATCAGATTCTATAAATGAAAAAAAGAAAAAAGGTGGGGATAGGTGTCTTAGAATAGCTAGAAGAAAAATGCCTAAAACATCTGCATACCGTTCCGGGTTAATAGTTAAATGTAGAAAAGGAATGATATGGAAGAAAGAGAAATAAAAAAAGAAACTATTGAATTTAGCCAGGATTTAAAGGCTTTTACTAAGGGATTTTTAAAAGAATCTTTACGTAATTGGTTTAAAAAGGAAAAATGGGTTAGAATAGATACTCAAGGAAATATTACTGGTCCTTGTGGTACAATGAAAAAGGGTAAAGCTACAACTCGTTGTTTACCTTCAGCTAAAGCTAGAAGTTTAACTAAAGCTCCCTC